ACAGAGTATAATTGTTATGCTATCTGTAGCGATTATTTCTCTAAGGAGGCATAATGTTTGAATATTATGTAAAAGCAGTAACCAACGTAGTAGATGGGGACACCATTGACGTTGTAATTGATCTAGGGTTTGACATTAGTTTTACTTCACGTGTTCGTCTGGCTGGTATTGATACCCCAGAGTCACGAACCACCGACAAGGTGGAGAAGGCACTTGGTCTAGAGTCAAAGAAGTACTTGGCAGAACGCATCAAGGCAGCAAAGAATGTTGTAATCAAGACTGAGAAGATGGATTCATCTGAGAAGTATGGTCGCATTCTTGGTTGGTTATATCTTGATGGCGATGGTACCTCAATCAATCACGAGATGATTGAAAAGGGTTATGCCTGGGGATACCTAGGAGATACCAAGGTTAAAGACTTTGATGCACTAGCCAAGGCACGAGCAAAGTCTGGCAAGTAAACTTTATGGAGTATCTTGCTGGGTCACTTTCTACAATACTGACAATAGCATTTGTTTTGTTTGTTATCAAAAAGATTAGAGATAATAAAAAACAAACAGTGAAAATACTTTACAGTCAGAGCAACATCTATGAAAGAATCAAGCCAGCAATTCCATTCATGCCACCAACGCCAAAAGAGTCTCAGTCCAGGAACCATAGAAACAAGCAAATGGTCAGAATAATTATGATCAGCAACAAAGTCTACTGGATATCTGAAAACAGACTATTTGAGGCACCAATGACAGAAGATGGATTTGTGGACTATTCTTTAGGTACGCCTATTGACACAATACATATGGATAAGGTAGAATTGGATAAGATAAGTTTTATTGTTGACAAACTAACGGAAGGAAATAGTGATGATCGTAGCAATACAGGGAACTAAAACATTTGACGACTATCAGATATTTCTGAGAGCGATGGGGACAGCACTAAGAGATTTGCCAGAGGGGGACCAAGAATTTTTAATCTTCTCTGCAGGTCCAATGCGAATCAATGCATTCGGTCAGGAGTTTTCCAACATTTCGGAACGCACCCTGAAGTCGAAGGGCATCAAGATTAAACTTGTTAAGGTTCCACCGTCATGGATTGACAGTAACCTTAGCACTATAGACTACTTTGCCTTTTTCTCTAAACCAAAAGAGACATGGTCAAAGCAGGCACAGAATGCACATGACAAAGATGCAAATCTTTGGGTGTACAGATTCTAGTGCAACAGGAAATAACAACTACAACAAACAGGAGAGTGAAATGATTATCAAATCACTTGAACAAATGGAAGAAATTGTCAAGAATAACGACAATCTTTCATGGGACGGCTGGACCGTTCTAGAAAACAAAACCAGTGATAACGGCATGATGTCTAAAGACGGAGCATTCGTTAATGGCAAGTGGATCGTACAGAAACGGTACGAGGCAAATGCTAGTGGTTGGGAGATTCCAAACAAGTTAGTTGGTTGACATGGACAGACATAACTGGAAAAACGATTCAGCGTGTCATGGCATGGATACCAATACATTCTTTGACGAGTACGAAGAAAATCCAGAGACAAGATCTTTTGTTGACTCTATTTGTGCCCAATGCCCTGTAAGAAAGCAATGCTTTGCTTCTGCAGTTACCAACAAGGGTTGGGGTGTTTGGGGCGGTATCTACTTTGAAAATGGCAAGATATCTAGAGAGTTTAACAACCATAGATCTAAACAGGAATGGTCTGAGACTTGGAAGAGCCTAACATTGGATAAAGACAAATGATGTATACAGATGGAATGCGTAGGGCTTTTAGGTCCATTGCTGCACCCAAAAACTTTAGCGTTGACCTGATTGACAACGAACACTTTCTTAGTGTAGTTGCAAAGGAAGATGCGTTTATGAGATTGCATGACGACGAAAAGCGTGGAGCAATTGAGTATATGGTTAGGGTCAAAAAGGCTCTTGAGGACAATGGGGCAATCGTTCTATTGGTCCGTGAGGGAGGTAAGGAGCAATAATGAATTATGAAGTAATTGCTTTTACACTAATAAGCCTAATATCAATTGTGTCAATTGGCTATGCCTTTTACTTATTTGGTAAAAACAGGAGACTGGTAAAAAATGTAATTGAGTTGCATATCGAAAGATCAGCACTTGAGGACATGATTTCTACTCAGGCTCTTGGCAGGGAAGAGCCAATTGATCAGAATGATGGGTTCGTTAAGTTCCTGTCAGACTCTCGTGAATGGGCATTTAATTATATTGACAATGTTCAAAACACAATTCTCGTATTAAAAGAAAAATACGATAACAAAAAGGCACTTGACGAATCGCTAAAAGAACTATTCGACATGTTGCCAAAAGAAAACAAGGAGAAATAAATGAACGCACAACTCAAGGCACTACTCGCATCATATGGACGCTCAGTCCTTGGTGCTGGACTTGCTCTTTACTTGGCAGGAGTACCTCTAGAAGACCTAGTGTACTCATTGTTGGCAGCCCTAGTTCCTGTAGCACTACGCTACGTGAACCCAAAGGATCCAGCATTCGGTCGCCAGTTGCCACCTGTAGAGGAAATCGCAGAGGCACTTAAGGATGTCAAGGTTGTTAAGGCTCCTGCAAAGAAGCCAGTAGCAAAGAAGACTACTCCAAAGAAGTAGTACGAATAAAAAGATAGCCAGGGGAGACCCTGGCTTTTCTTTTACCTAAAAGTTTTCGTGATATATTTTTGCAGTATGGATAATGTATATGTTTTCAAATCCAGCCTTGTGAAAGTTCTGGCAAACAACCACGGTATCACAATCAAATCTGTTTGTAACAGGATTGATGTAGCCATACCTAACACCATCTTTAAATGGCTGTGCTCTGTATAGGCATACACCATTGGACGTGGCGTAATACTTGTCATAAGGCTTAGACGTTACGTCATACAGTCTCACCTCTTCGTGACTAGTAAATCTTGGACCCTTGCGAGTAGCCCAACTGTCATAAACAGGATGGTTGTTTACGGTAAGCCCAGAGACAATGTCAAAGTCTGGCTCAAGATCTTTAAAGTTTAATATTTGTTTAATAGTTTTATTATCAAAACGCATGTCAGATTCCACCATCATAACGTAATCTGCCTGAGACAAAAAGTCTTTAACTTCCAAAGCCTTGTTTCTGGCAATAGAAAGATTCTTGACCCTATCCTTTGATTTAACCGAGCCGTAGTTCTTTGTCATAAGTTTTTCAGATACAAAAGAGAAGTCCTCAAAGAATGACCAATCCTTGTCCCTGATAAGTCCTGGGGTACCATCGGTAGAGTCGTTCTCATAGATAGATAGAATGAATCTATATTCTGGGAATGATTTGACCATCTGCTTAAGTTGATCGTAATATCTGTCTATATAGTTTGCTTCATTTCGAATAACTGAATAGACTAAAATTGTTGGTTTCAACATAAAACTCTTTTCTATTTACATCAATTATAGCATGTGCTATAATATTTATGCCTGCCAATTGGGGGCAATTAACTCGCTAAATATTAGGAGATGATACATATGGTATACACACGTACACCGCACACAGGAAGAGACCTACTCTTCCCATTTGGAAACCTTGCTCAGGAATTTGAGAAGGCATTCTACACAGGACAGCCAGTAAAGGCAACCTACCCACCATACAACATCAACAAGATCTCAGACGAACATCTAGTTCTTGAATTTGCTGTTGCTGGATTCAACCAAAAGGGCATTGACATCTTGGTAGAGAAGGATGTGCTAACTGTTAAGGGTGAGCGTCAAGAGGACGAGGGGGCGAACTATATCCACAAGGGTATTGCAGGTCGTAAGTTCACTCGTTCCTTTAATCTGCCAGAATACTTTGAGGTAGACAGGGCATCTATGATTGATGGAATTCTGTACATTGACCTGTACAAGCGTGTTCCAGAAGACAAGAAGCCAAAAAAGATTAGCATTAACTAGTCAATATCTCCTGGGCATGAGTTAAAACTGCCCATTCCTATGCTATAATTGTCCTATGGAACAATTACTAACACAACTAAGAATGCTTTTAGCAGACAACATTGCTCTTAAGTTTAAGGCACACGGATACCACTGGAACGTAGAGTCAGACGACTTTAAGCAGTTCCACGATTTCTTTGGCGAGATTTACGAAAACTATGACGGTGCCACAGACACCTATGCTGAGTGGCTGCGTATCTTGAAGGCATATGCACCATATAGACTAACAGACTTCTTTGACATGGCAACTATTACTGAGCCAGTTATTGTAGGAGACCCCCAGCCAATGCTTGCTGACCTATACATGTCTATTGAAAAGCATATTGAAGATTTGATTCTTGCAAGCGATCTTGCAAATGCTGCTAAAGAATACGGATTGGCAAACTTCTTTGCTGACCGACAGACAGCATCGCAAAAGTTCTGCTGGCAGATTCGTGTAAGCATGGAAGTAGAGGAGATGGACTAATGCCATATCATGTTGGAGAAAAAGGATCTTATGGTTGCAAGGGATACCCTGCACTAAAAGACGACGGCACCGTTATGGGTTGCCACGACACTGCCGAAGAAGCAGCAAACCAAATTTATGCTATCAACCAGTCCGAGGGCAATGTAGACAAGAAATACCCATGCTGGGAAGGTTACGCACAGCGTGGCATGAAGCCAGGAGACAATGGCAAGATGGTTCCAAACTGCATTCCAGTAGCCAAAGTAGATCGTCAAATTGTTGAAGGCGACTATGTTGTTGGTGGTACATCTGAAGGTCTAGTCATTGGTCAGGTAGAACACATTATGACTGAGGGTGGAACATACGGAACCCCAGGCACAGAGTATGCCATTGAGTCTACACCAGAAAACCCAGCAATGGCTGTAAGAATGTTTGAACAAGAAGAGGACGGAACGTTCTGTCCAACAGCATACTCAATCGGTATGCTTTACAATGACGCAACCATTGTTGACATTGAGGTTGCAGAAGAAGAGGATGAAGATGAAATGGAAAAGGCTGAGGGCTATTCCCCTCCTGCTGGTGCCAGGTCTGCTGCTCGTCGTGCTATTAAATTCAAGGAAGATGGCAAAGCCACTGGAGCAGGAACTGCAGTTGGATGGACTAGGGCTAGACAATTGGCTAATGGAGAGACACTCTCGCT